TCAGGAAATGCCATTTGAAGGCTGATCAAACGATCTTCAATCAATGCAATAGTGTCAAGCTCTTCAAGGCTACCTACTTCAAACAATTCGAAGTCTGCGGTAAAGGATACCTCAGTACCATTACCAATTCGTTCCTTAGTAGTGATAGCAAGAGTGTCTGCGCCATCCTTACATTTGACACATACCTCAGTACCATTACTCCAAGTACGGCCAATGAATTGAGCCGACAAAAAGTTAGTGGCAGCTGAGCCTACACCATTCGTACCGATCGTGACTCGCTCATCGTCAAACGAGGTACCAGCATTGACCTTAGTCCATGCGGCTACGGGGCGGAGAATAGTATCCCCAGAGGTTTCATCAAAGATTTCATCCTGAGGGATGCCACGCCCATTATCGGTTACTGTAATTGTATCACCACGGACCGATACATTAATTTTGTTAGCATACTTAAACTCAGTACGAATTGCTTCATCAATAGCATTGTCGAGAATCTCATCAACCATCTTTGATAGAGCAGGTACGTACTTAGCACTCTTCCATTGACCTAGTACAAAGCGCTCAATATCCTCTTGGGAACTTGAACCCATGTACATACCAATGCGTTCTCGAACATGCTGCCTTGCGGTCAGTATGCGGAACTGTTCTGTTTCTTTACTCATGTATTAACCATTCTTAATGTAAATCATAAATTCAGAAGGGACCTTATCGTAGTCTCCATTATATATTGCAGCATTATCCCATATCGTATCCTTGTATTGGGAATGCATAAACCGTACCCGGCCAGCATCAAAGAAAGGCCTAAGGAATTCATCGCGGAATTTAATGAAGTCCTCCTTACCAGTCCGCGTAGCTCTCAGGTGAATCTCGATTGCCATGTGGCCCACGTTTTTAATAAGCCAAGGTAGGTTTTCTTTCGTCAAAAAGCTGTACTCACCACCTTCACAGTCGACCTTAAGGTAGTCAATATATGAAATACGATGAGTGTCAATAAGATCACGAAATGACATTATAGGAAACTCAGCACCTTGATCATAGACGTGCTTAGTGTGCTTTGGATCATTTGCCATAGCAGCATGAATTGGAACCACTGGGCATCCAGGGTTATTTTGAATATGATCAAAAGCATTCTTCATAACGAGTTGTAGAAGCTCACGATTAGGCTCAATGGCGTATACCCGAGAAGCACCTTTGTCAAGTGCGTGGCATGTAAAGAATCCTACACATGCACCTACATCAACTACCACGTCACCAGGCTGAACTTCGCCCCACCAATCATAGTCCATGCGAGAGAAAAATTCTTTTCGCATGTTTGCAATGTGGTCAATGTCAAGTGGACCGCAATCCATATTAATATTAAGAGATTTTTTCATAGGGTACTATTCTACCATGTTATAAGTGAATTGTCAACTGTTTTCTTCCTCAAGGGCCGCAATGTATGCTTCCAACGAATCAAGAGCGTCGAGCAGTCTAGTCTGAGCGCCCCCATTAATAGTACCATCATCAGCACAATGGTTAACGCATATACGTAAAGCGTCTACCACAGTATGCTGGTGTTCGTTTTTGGGAAACTGAATAATGTCTGCCATACTATTTCCTTTTCACATTTTCCTTAGGAATTACATAGACCCTATTATCGCATTCGACGTGGTAACACGTACCCCACCGCGACTCACCCACGATGGTACCCTTGATCCAAAGGTTGCCACCTTTTGCTTTCCAAATACATGCCATACCGTTTTCCTTGAAACTATTTTCCATTACGTACCTATTCTAACACAGTGCAATGCAATTGTACACTACTTTTTTAGATCATTTTGGAATAACCATATAACAAAATATTCTAAGGTTTTTTCAATAAAACAGTTGACACGTTCACTCAATCCTGTTAGAATCCTACTATCATCCATAAAGTAATAGACACGCTAAACGTTATAAGTACCTTTTATATATCGTAACGCGAAGGAAGTAATAGAAATGAAAGACGAATATATTCGCTTGCTCGCAGAGCAAAGTATTAGAGATGGAGAACAACGTTATAACGAGGAACAAATTAGATCGTTAGTTGGTGCTCCTACAATTGAAGAGTCCACAACTTGTATTTGTGGACGCAGTTTAGACGAATATAATCCAGAGTGCTATCAGCACATGGCTAAAGGTTATTAAGGGACTGTAGCTCAATGGTTAGAGCATCCGTCTTATAAGCGGAAGGTCGGTGGTTCAACTCCACCCAGTCCTACCAATTATATATGTAAATAGGAGATAGTAAGATGCGTAATAATCCTGTTGCTAAGAACTGTAATAAGTTCAATAAACCGGCAACTCATAAAGATCGTAAAAAGGCAATTAAGCGCGGTTATAAGAAGCATAAGAATGCAGTGGACTATATAATAGTTATTTAGTAGTAGTTATTATATAGTCCATTTGGTTATAACCATATTCCAAAATGATCTAAAAAAGTGGTGTACAAGCCACTCGAATCGTGGTAGAATGGTACTGTAAATTGGTAATGGAGTTCAAATTGAACAACTCAGTAATGATCGTCGCTACAGTAATGGTGGCCACCATGGCTACCTGGTATGTGTTTTTCGGCTACGTCTACGGAGGTTAACACTTGAACCGTATTGACATGAACAAGCGAATCGTCCTCAAGGCCAAGCGGCCAGAGGGAACGTACCTCGGCAAGCTCAAAGGCATGCGAGTCTACCTCGAGGGTGAGGTAGGTGACGAGGTCGTCTTCGTACAGGTCTACGAGAACCTCGACCTAGGCGGTGGTAAGTACCAGCCCATCGCTGATCTCAACCTCTTCAATGGCCGCGCTAAGGGTGCCTACCACGTCGATTTGATGCGAGTGGATTACCGCTATCAAGGTCACGGTATAGCTCCCCTAGTGTATCGCTACGTACTTCGTAAACTAGGTATCGTCATTCAGGCTGGTGAGTGTCAGTCTGCTGGTGGCCGAAAGCTATGGGCCCAGCTTGCTAAGATGGGTGGTGTTATGGTCTACGGTCTACACCGTCGCTCCTCTGAAGCTCATACTTTCGACATGGACGAGGCCGAAGACGAGCTCACCCACGAGTCTATCAAGGTGTACGATGGGCCTCGCTCATTCTATACCTTTGCGGTTGCGGAATAACCATATAACAAAATGATCTAAAAAAAGTGCAAAAAAAGGTGTACAACTCACGATGATCATGATAGAATGGTTACATCAAATAGGGAATGGAATACATTATGAAATTTGAAAAGACTGATCCAAACGCTTCTGGTACCTCTCTGTCGAACTACGTTGAGGCTTCCTACGCTCAGCTGGTAAGCCTATTCGGCGCACCTAGCTACAACGAAACTTCAGCTGACGACAAGGTTGACGTCGAGTGGGTCCTCGCTAATGAGGAAGGTCAAGTCGTAACGATTTACAACTGGAAAGACTATGACGGTGGCCATCGTGCTCGGTCTTCTCTTTCTTACCGTTGGCACATTGGAAGCCGTGGTGGAATTGAAGCTCTTGAGCTGGTCAACTACATTAATTCTCAAACTCTTAAAGGTGAGGTAATCGCATAATGAATACACCTTGGTATGCAATCGGTGATATGGGAGAGTACGTCCTCGAGGTTGTCGAGGCTTGCATCTCGGGATCGATTGACGATCAGCAATTCATCAATAAGCTGTATGCTGTTGGTATGTCTGATCAAGAGATCATGAATGTTTTTTCTGAAAATGTACTTGGAGTTTAATGATGTACGATTATGATGGGTTTGATTTCGATGATCACAAGGACGAGGTTCGTCGTCGAGTTGAGCGCAAGCGTAATAAGGCTGCAACTAATCGTCTTACTAAGAAGGCTGACTTTAGTCTTTATTTAGAGGAAAGTGGTCCCCTTGATCTTGAGCGTGAGACCGGTTTGTCTTTTAACACCCGGCGAAATTGGGACGAGTAAATGGAGCTACTTTGGCTATTAGCATTCTTCTGGCTCACTGTACTTTGTATTTCAGTGGTCCTTAGAACTGTGTTTTCGATAGCTGAATTTACTTGGCGTAACGCTTTTGTACTAGCGCTTTTAGCTTGGGTGGTAATATCGTTATGGTAGTTGTATTTCAAGGTCCCCGTGGCGGCAAAATTGATAGTGGCCTCGAAGCGTATGCTACACTTGCAATTCGAGACTTTACTAAGCAATTGAAAATTTCTAGGTTGAAGCTTTCATTGCAAATTAACTTTCATCGCAGTTTGTACGTTGATCGAGAAAAAACTGCTGAAGGTCTATGTGAAACAGTGGATAACAGAAATTTTGTAATTGATGTTGCGTTGTATGGCAACTGGCTATCGACATTAGCCCATGAATTGGTTCATGTTAAGCAATTTGCTCGTGGTGAACTTGATGATCAGCTTACATTTTGGAAAGGTCGTAACCATTCTAATGCAAGCTATTGGGATCAACCTTGGGAAAAAGAAGCTCGCCGTTTGCAACATAAAATGGTTCAAAAGTTTGATTCAATATAGGATGGATATATAAAATGGATAAGGTATGGGTCGTCAAGACGAATGGGCAAAGCCATGAAGAGGTTTTTCCTAATACTCAAGACGCAATTAATTATGCCAAACAAGTCTCACTGCGAGCAATGTGCGCAGTTCGTAATCAAGGTAAGCTTGCTATTTTTTATGAACAGGGTGAGCAGGCCGATGCTAAGCGTTCTAAGGAGTTGACCGAGGCAGTGGTCGAGATCTTAGAACACGAAAACGAACGGTTTGCAAAGCAAGGCCGCGGTAAAGCTTCTCGTAAGAAGGTAGGCTAAAGTTACTGGGTCCGTAGCACAATCGGATAGTGCAACAGCCTTCTAAGCTGTAGGTTGTAGGTTCGAGTCCTACCGGATCCGCCAAATTTGCCGTGGTGGTGGAATTGGTATACACAGGAGACTTAAAATTTCCCGCCTTCGGGCTTGAGGGTTCGAGTCCCTCCTGCGGCACCAACATTCGGAGTGTAGCACAGCTTGGTAGTGCACCTGCTTTGGGAGCAGGGGGTCGGGGGTTCGAATCCCTCCACTCCGACCAATATATAGTAGGAGGCTTAAGTGCCAGAAAGATATAAGCTGTTAAGCGAACTTGAAATAAGAAATAAAATGATAGCCGAAGAATCAAAGGCTAAATACGATGCTTGGCGACGAATTGCTGAGCTTGAGCAAGAAATAGAAGAGCTAAAGGAGAAAATCAAAAATGACCAATGAAGAATTTTTTCTTAAACTCGAAAGGCACGATTGGTTTTACGAGTATAGTGATGACCATAGTGTTTGGCAAAGAGGCGGCGCATCACTCGCTGAACTTCGTAAGTTAGCTAAGGATAACGACACTTTTGCTACGATGTTTTCGGATTATAGTTCTTATATCAATGCTGTAGTGCGTGATGGTCCTAAGCAGGAAGAAGTTGCTCGGCCTGTTATTGAGGATTACGTGTAATGGAAGTAATGGGTTGGATTTTTTTGAGCGTCATGGGTCTTTTAGTATCCACGGCAGTAGGGATCGCTTTTTGGGAAACCTACAAAATTATTAAGTTTGAATTTAAAGATTAAAGCCGCTATAGCTCAGCAGGTAGAGCAGCTGATTTGTAATCAGCAGGTCCCGAGTTCGATTCTTGGTGGCGGCACCACATTGGAAATGTTATGAAACCTGAATGGGAAAAAGTTGACGATACTTGGTATCCGGATAATTTCGATTGGTACGTAAAATGGGCTGCTACTGTTTGTATGCTCATTGCTATGACAGCCCGAGCGGGTGGTGTTGAGTACCGTTCTATCGATTTAGCTGTTGGAACTATTGGTGTCTTGTTATGGATGTGGGTATCGATCATGTGGAAGGATCGTGCTCTTATTATCTTAAACGCGGTGTCTGCAGTAATGCTGGCCTCTACGTTTTTGAGAGAATTGAATATATGAATGAACGTGTTTTTCTTTTTGATGTCGATGGTACACTAACACCAGCTAGAGGTATTATTAACGCCGAGTTTCATGATTGGTTTCTAAACTTTTGCCAAACTAATGATGTGTATCTTGTTTCGGGTAGTGATCGTCCTAAGACAATGGAGCAAATTGGCGAGAAGATATACAATGCTTGTTTAGGCGTATATCAATGTAATGGTAGTGAGCATTGGTGTAAGAATAGGCGAGTAAAGACGAATGGTTGGACTCCTTCGTATGAGCTAATGCATCATCTTAAAAACCTCGTTAATCGTAGCCCATACCATCTTAAAACAGGTACTCATATTGAGCCTCGAACAGGGATGGTCAACTTTAGTACCATAGGTCGTGAAGCGAACAATCCTCAACGGCTAGCTTACTATGAGTGGGACAAAATCCACATGGAGCGAGAAAACATTAAAAACGATATTAATAAGCGTTTTCCAGATCTTCAAGCCTCGATTGGTGGTCACATTAGCATCGACATTTATCCTCGTGGTGCAGACAAATCTCAAGCCTCTAACGATCTCAGACAACAATATAAAACAATTCATTTTTTTGGAGACAGGACCGAATACGGAGGTAATGATTATCCCATTGCACTGGCTATTGAGCTGGGTAAAATTGGAACAGTAAGTCAGGTAACTGGGTGGGAGCACACCTGGGGTTTATTAAAGGAGTTTGTATAGTGTATAAAGTAGATCTAGAACCTGAACAGGTCGACAGTATCGTCATTCAAGAAATGCGTTATCATATAGATAGTTTAGAGAGAGATTATCAAACTGCAAATGAAGGTGGTGATTACCTAGGCGTTTTTGATAATGATCCTATTCAAGACGCTCTAATGATTTCAGAGCATATCGAAGCGTTTGAAAAAGTTCTTCGTTACTACACGGGCGAGTCAACAAAGTTTTAAGAGGTTACCATGGAAGTCAAAGTAAGAGTCACATACCAACACCCAGTAAGACCAGACGAAACTCTTGAGGTGGTTGGTTATGTTTACGAAACAGATGATACTACTACTTACGTTAAGCGTTTGGATGGATACTCAATCGACATTCCGACCGCTAACATTTTAACTAACGAAGCTGTACCAAAGCAATAAGTGAGGTTTATATTATGGATTTAAATGAAAAGCAAAGTTTACTAGAAGCGCTCCGTCGTGGTAGTGTTACTGTATCCTTTCGTAAAGTAAACACCGATGAGTTGCGAGTAATGCCATGCACTCTCAACCCTAAGGTTTTGATGGAAAGTGGAGTTACTAATAAAGTCGAGGTGTCAGATTCCTCGGCCGATGGTGACCATTTTGCTGTGTGGGCTCTAGATAAAAATGCATGGCGCAGTTTTAGATTAGAAACAGTCGAAGGATGGGAGGTCCTAGGTGAGTAGAACAAGTTATATTCGTAAAATGCCTTGTGCCGGTGACGGTCACGATAGTGATGGCCCGGATTCAATGTATGTCGTTGATTTAATTGAAAACGGTCGTAAAGTAGAAACAAGAACTTTGCCAGGAAAAAGCCGAGCATATGCTCAAGACGTCGCTGAAAACTGGGAAAGTGGACTTATTCAGCTACTTACAGAATAGGAGGAGTAATGCCAAACTATAAAGGGCACAATGTCGAGTGCCTTACTCCAACAAAAAAAGCTATTATTGACAAAGCAACCGAACCTTATAACGCTTTATCTGAAGGTCCTTTCAAAACATCTCTTGAAGATATGGAAGGCGTGTTTCGAAAAGAGATTGTAAGCTACTCGGTAAAAAATGGCTATGTTTATAAAGAAACAACGGTCCGTGATTTTAAAGAAGGTGACTATCACGACACTGTTAAAGTCGAGACTATTCGTAAGCTAGACTAGGAGGAACGATGGCTGATGTTTTGCTTTTAAATGCAGATGCTCAGCCAATCAGCTACCTTCCTCTCAGTACAGTACAGTGGAAAGAAGCAATTCGATATATGTATCATGATAAGTGTTCTGTACTAGAGTGGTATGATGATTGGCTTGTAAGATCACCCACATGGGAAACTCGCGTTCCCGCTGTAATAATGTTAAAAGAGTACGTTAAGAAAAAAACTCAAGTTCGATTTTCAAAATATAATGTGTACCTACGCGATCAATACACCTGTTTATATTGTGATGAACAACTGATTACAAGTCAGTTAACACTTGACCACGTAATTCCACTTAGTCGTGGTGGTAAAACCAACTTTAAGAATATTGTAACTGCATGCCATTCATGTAATGGTAGGAAGGGTAACCGGCTGGATATGAAGCCAAAATATGCGCCTTACCAGCCGGGTTATTGGGAGTTAGTTCGTAAACGTAAACAACTTCCTTACGATATTAAGCACCCATCATGGGAGCAATGGATCACTTATTAAAAAGGGGCGTGAGCCCCTTTCTCATATAAACATATATGCTAAAGTGGATAATACAATACCCATTCCTAGCATACTTGCAAACAGGCACACCGTCACAATAAGATAGTCGATCGACTCATTAAACTTATCTTGTTTGGTGATTCTTTTCATGATTATTTCTTAGCGCTATACGCCTGTCCACCAAAGAATGCAGCTACAATTGCAGCAACTGAAACAAAGTAGGTTGCTGCCATATCACCTAAGATTTTAGATGCTTGATCTAATCCGATGAAATCTGCGAGTACAACCGCAAAAGGATATAAAAGCAAACCAAACAACGCAAACCAAGTCATGTTACGCTGTGCATCACGCATTGCGTCAGCGTCTTCAAGCTCCTTGCGCTTAAACTCGAGATACATGCGCTCTTCTTCGGCACTTACTTGCCCATCGCCATTGGTGTCAGCTGGGTGAAATGTTTTATTCTCTTCGTCTGCCATCTTATTTTCCTTCTTCTTTGTAGATAGTCCATGCGCCATAAGCAATAGCGCCATAAGCAATTAAACCTGCAATCGGCTTAAAAATAAGGAATGCAACACCTGCACCAATGAGTACTGCGCCATCCCATGTTGTTCGCTCTTCTAAACGAGACTTTACCCAATCCATCATTTTTTTGCCTCCATTTCGTTTTTCTTATTTTGAATTTCAGCTCGACGATCTTTCGCTAATTTACCAATATCACCTAAAGCCTTTCGAGCTCGTGTTGCTGCGGCTTTAACACCTTTATCTTCGAATTTAGCGGCTTCTGCTAGATAAGCCTCATATGCTTCTACAATTTGTTCATGTAATGTCATTGATTGTTCTCCAATTCTTTTATTCTTTTTTCGAGATTATCTATAAGTTCCATCAATTCTGTTGTTCCACCGGGAGCTACTGGCGGGTGTGTCCATTCTTCTAACCTTTCGATTCGTGCGTTAAGTGTAGACCAATCTTCAAATTCACAAAGATCTTTCGCTGGATGACTATCTTGTTCGAGATCTTCTAATCTCTTTCGTATTTCAATGAGTTCCTTGATCATGATCGTGCTCCGATGTATACAGACAATAGTAATCGCAATTATGATCATATAGGCCGTCAAAAGCTTGGCTCTTTATGAGAGCGCGGTATCGACCTTTCATCTTATCAAGAAACTTTTGCCATGGTGTATGATTACAAACAACACCATTGTAATCAATATACATGCACGTTCCATGATGACAATATCCCATCCACCACATAGGAATAGTAGGCACTATGTCGTTATTATTAACAAAGCGATAGTGCTTCACATTTATAAAAGAATTTACGAACACACTATTGCCGACCCGAGGTGAACCGAACGTATATAACGTAGGATCGAGATGTTTGCATCTACTAGCGGCTATTGTTGCAAGTGCACCACCGAGTGAGTGGCCGCAAAATACTAAGGTCTTGTTAGAATGTAATTCTATAAAAATTTCAAGCTTATTCCATATTTTTTCTAAAGCATTTTGAAATCCGTTGTGCACCCATCCTCCTGACTCTGCTCGATCTGGCCAAAGATTAAGATCGGCTTTGATGTCAGCAAATTCAGTTGGTTCTGTTCCTCTAAATGCAATAACTAACTCAGTTTCAGTCCAAACGGCGTGAGCTTGAGTTCCTTCGTTTTCAAAAAACTTATGCTTACCATATCCTCTCGCTTTAAAAAGAGGCTTTGCTTCTTTAGCATCTTTATAAGCAATTTGAGATAAGTGCGCCATAGTATGGCATTTTTTTCTTATAATGGGAAATAGATCTTTATTTTTCATATATAATAGCCCTCGAGGTATTATTATTGTTCGAGTAAGGTCTATGACCTATTTATAAATACGGTTGTACGTAACTACTATTATAACACTATGAAAGGGGTGACCATGTCAAACAATCTTAAAGAACTCACCAAAGCTCATCACGACAACGCAGAACGAACGGAGTTTGCTGATTTGCTGTTGGGTGGAAATATCAGTCCTCGATTGTATCAACTATACTTACATGCTCAATTACAAAACTACATGGCACTCGAATCGGCTGTTAGTGTTCCTATGGAAATTGAGCCTATATTTAGATCGGCGCAAATTGAGCAAGACCTGCAAGAAATCGAATCACTATATAATCTAGATGAAATTCATGACAACCTTCCTTCTGTAAATGAATACATTAGTCATATACAAACTCTTGTAGAAGAAGGTGATAATGATTCTTTACTCGCCCATTTATACGTAAGACACTTCGGAGATGCACACGGAGGCCAGATAATTAAACGCGGTGTTCCTGGGAGTGGAACTATGTACGAATTTGAAGATCGCCGTGGATTGATCCAAGGGGTGCGAGAGTTGCTTCACGATGACATGGCGGACGAAGCTAAAATCTGTTTTGAATACGCAGAAAGATTATTTCATGAACTTATTTCAGTATATCATGACAACCCAGAAGACTTTCCGAGTAGTGAAGAGTTGTTTACTGCTTTGAATGACTTCGACAACGAGTGGGAAATATAATGGCAATTACTACACGAAAAGAACTAGTTGAAGTTTTAGTAATACCTTCGCATCCTATTGGTGGTGGTGCTTTTGAACAAAATGTTGTTAAACGCGTTGTATATAATGTAGTTACTTTTGATGATACTAAAACAGATATTGAAGTATCATCTCCAATTACAGCTACATTAAGCGCTCAAGATTTAGCTAATGGCAATTATATTGTTGCAACAGAAAATAACGGTTATAATTTGATTCAATGGGCTGAAGCTACTGTTAATGGTGACACCTACTATAATGATAGTTTAAAGGAAAATGCAGAAGCTCAACTTAATGCATTACTTGAGTTTTCTGGTACATCAAGTCTAGACCTAGAAAACATTACAGTTACTCAGCCGGATCCAGACCCAGAACCTGAGCCAGAGCCTGAACCCGAGCCTGAGCCAGAACCGGAACCAGAACCTGCGCCATTTGTATTTTGGAGCGATACTACAAACGTTCCAACATCGGTCACACTCACTGGACCTCCTCGAGCATTTGAAGCATATAATCCGGAGTCAGACATAAATCGATATGGAGAAAGTTGGAGATACTGGCATCAAGGAACTCGGCGTATACGCTTATTTGTTCGATATGAAAACAATGGTGATTTCCAAGTTATCACAAATCATAATCGTTCTGGTGACGGAAATGTTGATGGAGGGTACCTTCAACCATACACAGTTTTATTCTCAGGTAAATGGCTTGATAGACCTGTAGCGGCCGGTGAAAGTTTTAGGACCGGCTCTCGTATTATCGAAGTCGATGGAGAATCGGTAAGCTCTGTTTCGGACTATCGAAATGTAGGTACCGGCGCTGATTTAAGTTCATTCAATTCATTTGTTGATACAACTTCTACGAGTAATTGGGGTGGCCACGGAGTTAACATTGTAGAACACAGTCTTGCGCCTGACAACGGCCAACCATACTATGTTGATACATTACACTTAGATCCTAATGTAGCTATCACTGGATCATTTAAAATGGAACTTTGGTTGTTGGGAGATGTAAGCTATCCGGGACAAGTTAATGAGATTAGCTTCGACGTTAACTATACACTTCAAGGAGAACCTGCGACTGACGACGCGCGAACTGATCCGATTGTTTTACTATTAGCAACAGATGGGTTTGTATTTGATATTGATGAAAATTTAAGATATTATAGCACAGTAATTGCAAAGCCTAGAGACTTTCATCCCGGCGCTGATGAGGCCGATCAAGTTTTATTCGTATCGGCCGGCGAGTACGTTGATTTTCATTTGATGTTTTCGTCTGATATAGGATCCACTATGGATCTTTCATTTGGTTCTGGTTGGACAGTCAGTGGCCAAACGATTACGTTAAACCGTGGTGATTATTATACCGGCGAAGTAGTGTCCTCCGCGGCCCCAGGCGCTATTCTCGACGTAACCGCAACTTCTGTACTACTGGGTGAGACATTTACTAAAACGATACCTATTAGAATTCCAGCTCAGTCGGGCGGCGGTGGCGGAAGTGATCCGAATAATAACCCTGGTGACGACTTTGATTCAGGTAATATTCAACAGGAATAAATTATGACAGACTTAATTGATCAGTGCCGTGAAGTAGCCACTGCGCTCCGCCAAGTTTTTAATACGGAACTTGTCCCTTACACAAACAGTAAGCATATCCACGATTTTGATGGATGGCGAGACGACTTTTATACGTCGTCTAAAATACGAAAAGCCCACATCAAAACAATAGAACCGGCAGGAAAAAATCGTAAACAGTGGCTACTTCATGTAAATGTGTTTCCTGCCGTAGACATTGATGCGCCTATTTTCGGTTTAGATATTGTTGCAACACCTAATAAAATTAGCGGGGTGTTTTGCGACTTTTCTCCTACCACTGAAAACCAAACCGTGTTCACTGATCTATTTGCTGAAATTACTAAAACGCTTGAATGGAAGCGAGAACGTGAGTTACCACCTTGGGCTAAAGAGATCTTTACTGAAGAAATGATCGCAGCAGGCTCAGTAAAACATGGACCTGAGACTGATCAACTTATCTTGGCTGTAGGAATACTTACAGAATCTTATTTTAGGCTTATAGATCATGTAAGTCATAATCCTTTCGTAGATACTCTTAAAGCTCAAAATAAGTATTGCCACTTTCAAAAGCAAAATAAAATGCTACATAGCTCAATACTTTCATGGGGTATTAGTGAAGAAGACAAGGATCACTACGTCAACGAAGTCTTGTTCGAAGAAATCTAATTTGTTTAACTTTTGTAACAACTATTCATATTAGGAATATAATAGTTTACGCACATTTAACAAAATTTTAACGGTTTCTTTTGAATTTTGGGTATATATATTATCGTAAAACGTGTTACCTTCTGTAACCTTTTGCAACCACATCCCCCAATACTTTTATAGGAGTTTTTCAACAATGAAAAATTTGTTTGCCCTCGTGTGTCTAATGATCGCTGCTCCATCTTTTGCTGCTCCTAAGTCATATGTCACAGAACAAAATGAAGAAGGTCTTTACTGCGCTCGAGTCGAAATGACTACGGTCGGTATGACTAAAGTTAACCGCACTAAGTGCCGTACTATTGAAGGCTGGCAGAATGCTGGCTACGAAGTCTCTTTCCGTGCAGTGGAGGCTGACTAAGCTAATGACTGAAGAAACCAAAGACAAATTGAATCTATTTGGTAGCTTGTTGTTGGTTGTAGCTATTATGGTCGCGAGTGTTTTTGGTATGATCCATCAGCTTAACAACCCGGTAATGTACTCAGGCATGGCCCCTATACCTATTGTACAGCACCACATCGAATGTCCATTTGAAGACATTCTTCCTGCCCATATCAGTGATGTCGATGAGATTCCCCACTCAAATATGTGCGAAAAAAGCGATCCTTTTATCGTATAAATAGTTGACATACACGACATACTGTGTTAGAATAATCGGCTCTACGGAATAAAAATCCTAGGGTCGATTTTTTTATCTAGCGCTATTCATCGCAAAATAATCCTGTACAATCGACTCGAAATGAGGTATAATATTCCCCTTATGAGCAAACAAGGAAAAGAAGATATGTCGGTTGTGTCACTAACCCCTGATAAAATCCACCATGAAATTTCGAGGCACATTTCTCAAGGTGTTCCATACATTGATGCGTTGATCGACTTCGCTGAAAAGAACAACATTGAGATTGAGACTATTGCTCAAATTGTTAAAAAGTCTTCTATCCTAAGGGAAAAGATTAAAACGGAAGCTGTAGACTTAAAAATGGTGAGAAAAGATGAGACAGATCTCACAGACATTTGTGAATGATAAATCTTACGAAGCGTACATTAAATACTTAGCACTTAAGAAACACTTTACCACAGACGGGTACGACTACTTTAAGTACAACGGAAAGGTAAGGGCGTCGTTTGATGCGTTCAATACTCGCAATGACGCTTATTTCTTTACAAAGCTTGCTAAACATGAAGATTACCAAAACTTAATGATTGCGAATATGCTCATTAAGCCCAACATCTGGATTCGTGAGCTTCTTGACGAAGAAGCGAATTACAGATATAACGAATGGAGGAAAAAGGTTGAGTCGCTGACTTATACCTTTAAATCCGAGCTGAAACTTCTTCATGAAGACTATCAGCAAAACTTTATATCACGAGATGGTCAACACCCTCATGTGATGACGCTGTATAACCAAAAAAAGATCTCGCTTGAGACCTTTACCATTTTGGCTCATTCAGCGAATATTTTTGACTATTGGAGTGAAAAAATAGTTGACAAAATCATCTCACGTGATATAATAAGGCTGTCTAGAAAGTATAAACCTTTCCTAGACTATGATGAAAAAAAGTTCAAAGGAATCATCCGTGAACACTTTTTCTAAGATAAATATATCGTCAGCCTCGGTTGGCATATATTTCGCATACTACATAAAACGCTATATAACGCTATATACAAGGAGAACCTATTATGGCACCTACTGATTTTTCTTCTCTTAAGAAGAACCGCACCAAGTCTCTCGATAAGCTTAACGCTCAACTCGAGAAAATCACTACCAAATCCTATTCTGATCCCAACGAAGGTAAATTCTGGAAGCCTACTCGCGATAAAGCTGGTAATGGTTTTGCAGTTATTCGTTTCTTGCCTGCACCTGCTGGTGAGGAAATGCCTTTTGTCCGTATTTGGGATCACGGTTTCCAAGGTCCTACCGGTCTTTGGTATATCGAGAACTCACTCACAACTGTTGGTCAAGACGATCCAGTTTCCGAGTTTAACTCTAAGCTCTGGAACTCTGGTGTTGAGTCTGACAAGGAACAAGCTCGTAAGCAAAAGCGTCGCTTGAAGTACTACTCGAACATTTACGTTGTTAAGGATTCTGCGAATCCAGAAAACGAAGGTAAGGTCTTCATGTATGCTTTCGGTAAGAAAATCTTCGATAAGCTAAATGATCTTATGAATCCTACTTTCGAAGACGAGGATCCAGTAAACCCATTTGATCTTTGGGAAGGTGCAAACTTCCGTTTGAAGATCCGACAGTTCGAAGGATACCCAAACTACGATAAGTCTGAGTTTGATGCTCCGGCACCTTTGTTCGATGACGATGATGAGCTCGAGTCTGTATGGAAGCAAGAACACTCTTTGCAAGAGCTTATTGATCCTAAGAACTTTAAGTCTTACTCAGAACTTAAGACCAAGCTCTATCGAGTGCTTGACCTTGCATCTGAAACAGTTGAACCAACTGCTCCTTCTGCTTACGAGTCTAATGATGAAGACAATGACCTTGATCTTAGTAACCTACGAGCAGAAGCTGCTCCAGAACCAGTAGCTGCTGATGTTAGTGCTCCCGTAGCTGACGATGACGATGATGATCTTTCGATCTTTAAAGAACTCGCTCGCGGTTAACGCATACCTAGGGAGGTTCGCCTCCCTTTTTTAAGGAGACACTATGTCAGATAAACCAGAAACTATTCTTGATTTTGATTTTGGGTTTACTGCCGTTGATGCAAATGAGCTCGACGTTGTACGAGAAGCTCGCGAGGTTGCTGAAACTACTTCAGCCACCGCTGAAAGCAATGCAGCTAAAGCCCAACTAATATTTGATGCAGTCATGCCACTGCTTAATAATCTCAAAGCAAATCCAGAAAAAGACTATATTTACTGGCCTGACCGTTATGAAAAGCTTGACGCATTTGCTGATAAGCTTCATAGCATATTAACTGGAGATTAATATGAGCCTACTTGATAAAATGCTAAAAGCCGGTTCGGTCAAAGGATCGACCATACTGGCTAAATCATCGTTCTTTAACGATAAGGATCCTATTCGCACTGAACTCCCAATTGTAAACATTGCATTCTGTGGTTCCCTCGATGGTGGTCTACTACCTGGGCTCACTGTACTTGCTGGTGCTTCGAAAAGCTTTAAAACTCTACTCGGTTTGTATTGTATGAAAGCTTACCTTAAGAAGTATCCTGAAGGTGTTGCTATTCTTTATGATTCCGAGTATGGTGTAACGCCTGACTATCTTGCTAGCTTTGACATCGACATCGATCGAGTGATTCACGTCCCTATTGAGGATGTTGAACAGCTCAAGTTTGACGCCACTAAGCGTTTGAACGAAATCGATAAAGGTGATAAAGTCTTTATTATGATTGATTCAATTGGTAACCTTGCATCTCGTAAAGAGGTAGAGGATGCTGAAAACGAAAAGAGTGTTGCAGACATGTCTCGAGCCAAACAGCTCAAGTCACTGTTCCGTATCATTACACCTAAGCTCACTGGTAAGGATATTCCTCTCGTAGCTATTAACCATACCTACAAAGAGATTGGCCTGTTTCCGAAGGACGTGGTGTCCGGTGGTACCGGTATTATGTACTCTGCTAACCAAGTTTTCATCATTACCAAAGCTCAAGAAAAAGAAGGTACTGAACTTGCTGGTTGGAAGTTCACTATCAATATTGAGAAGTCAAGATACGTCAAAGAAAAATCTAAACTTCCTTTCACTGTTCGCTATGATTCTGGTATTCAAAAGTGGTCCTCGCTGTTTGAGCTCGCTCTTGAGTCCGGCCATTTGACAAAGGCCAACCAAGGATGGTATAATATGGTAAACATGGATACAGGTGAAATCATTGAACCGAAGCGTCGAGCAAAAGACATTGAGTCTGATGACGAATTCTTCGAGGGTCTAATTGCAGATTCTGAGTTTAAAGCTTTCATTGAACGTCGTTTTAAATTGAACAACCTTGAAAAGGATGAATTAGATGCTAGAGAAGACGATCTTATCGAACTTGATTCTGAATGAGGAATATAGCCGCAAGGTCTATCCCTACCTCAAAGAAGACTATTTCGATGACAGCGCTTTTCGAAAGATCTTTGCTACGTGCTCTGAGTATGTAGATCAATACAAGGAGCCTCCGTCAAAAGAGGCTCTTAAACTTGCTATTGAAAAGCGTAAAGATCTGACCGAAGACGCATACAAAGAAGTAAATAGTATCATTGACGAACTTGAAATTGATACTACAACCAATCCCGGCTTTCTCTTGAATGAAACTGAAAAGTTTTGCCAAGACAAAGACCTATTCAACGCTATCCGTAAATCTATCTTGATCCTCGATGGACAAGACAAAGATAATGACAAGGGTAGCATTCCCAAGCTTCTTTCTGACTCGCTAGGTATTAGTTTCGATACCAGTGTTGGTCATGATTTCTTAAATGACTTTGAAGATCGTTATGAACACTATCACAAGAAAGAAGAACGCATTCCGTTTGACATTGACATTCTGAATAAGATTACCAAGGGTGGACTACCTCGTAAGTCTATGACTGTATTGCTAGCTACGACAGGTGGTGGTAAATCTCTTTTGAAATGTCACATGGCCGCTAATCATTTGATGTATGGTAAGAACGTACTTTATATCACAATGGAAATGGCCGAAGAGGAAATTGGTCGTCGTATTGACGCTAACATTATGGATGTTACTCTCGATGAAGTTGCTGAGTGTCCCCGTGATGTTTATGAAAAGCGCATACAACGATATAAGTCAAAGACTGCTGGCAAGCTCGTGATCAAAGAGTATCCTACTGGCTCTGTTCATTCTGGTCACTTCCGTCATTTGCTTAATGAACTCAAGCTTAAGAAAAACTTTGAGCCTGATGTCATCTTCCTCGATTATCTAAACATTTGTGCATCAGCTCGAGTCAAAGGTAATGCAGCATCCAACTCTTATAACTTAGTTAAAAGTATAGCAGAGGAGGTACGTGGTCTTGCGATGGAATACAATTGTGCAGTGGTTACTTCTAGTCAGTTTAATCGTGATGGCTATGGCAACTCAGACGTGGATCTTACAAACACTTCTGAGTCAATGGGTATTACTCACACAGCTGATTGCATCCTCGGTTTGGTAACATCCGAGGCGCTCGATGAACTTGGTCAACTTATGATCAAACAACTTAAGAATCGCTGGGGTGACCTCGGTTACTATCGTCGATTCCTTGTTGGTATTGAACGAGCTAAGATGAAAATCTATGAACTAGAAGAAAGTGCTCAAAGGAACATTAACATCGATGGTAATGGTGGTGGAGGTAGTCAAGGATCAAAACCAGATGATGACACACCTATGTTCGATAAAACTGATATTGGCCAAAGACTTGGAGCTCGAAAAAAGAAAGTCTTCGATGACGCACAATTTACGTAATTATAAATAAGAGAAAAGCAACTCTTATTATAGGATCGTAAATGCTCAGCTTTAAACAATTCCTTAACGAACTTTACGTCGATTTAAAGCACTCTGATCTCACCAAAAGAGGTGGTGCCCGTACTCAAGTTTTTATCGATAAAGTAAAAGATGGTGAGCCCTTCCTTACTAAGAAGGGCGCTGTTGTTCTCGATAGATCTCATCTTGATGATATTGAAAAGGGAATGGAAAAGCGAGGTTACCGTGACACCTTCCGAGGAATAGACACCAAAACAAAAAGACCGGTTCGAGTAAACTACTCTAAAGAATTTCTAAAGACTCCTGAGTTTGGAGGTAAAGGTGCTGGTGCAGGTACCGCAGCTGAGGATGCTTATCTTAAGAATTTTACTAAAGAACTTGAAAAAGCGTTTGCCACAGAAAATCAACCGTTGATTAATCTTGTAGTTAATGGAAGAACTGTCGAATGCGCCGGTATTATTTCAACACCTCAATCAGGTCGTCGCCGAGCTCCTAAGTCTGATTTCTCGATTGTAAATGCTAAAGGCGAACAGGTTGCTTTTCTTTCTCATAAAGCCGGAACTAAGCCATCTCAATTCCAACAATACGGTGGATTATCCGACGCAGCCTTTGCAGACAATGCAGAAGTTAAGCAATTTGTAATGGATCTCAAAAAAGAATTTCCTGATGGTCTACAGCGTGGCAATTCGGCCTATCGCCCATGTAAGGATGTCTCTGTTATTAATATGTCAGTGTTTGGTACTGAGTATGGTGGTGAGCCTGGGATTGAAAACGTAGACGAGTTTCACCAAGGTACCATGAAGCTTAAGAAACTAACAGGTAACGCAACTTACGAAATCACTTCATCGCATAAAGGTTCGAATGGTGACCTCCTCGATAGTGGTGGGTATGAACCAATTTATTACGCCCGATTTACGAGTGATAGAGGGGCTCGTGTTGCTGGAGAGTTTATTGAAAATGCTCGTATTGGTGTATTCCCTGCCGCTAAAGCAGCTAAGACGAGTAAATTAATATGAAAAGGTTTAGTTCTTACATTACTGAAGCAGCAGGTAAAAACCTGCACATGACTCATCTCGAGGACGCAGTTATCGACGGAGGAGTAAATGGAACACGCAATGTGTTTAACTATCTTCGTGCTTTACGTGACATGCTTGCTGGGAATGCTAGTGCTCCTGTCAGTGTCACTGTAAAGTGGGATGGTGCACCTGCTTTGTTTGCTGGCATTGATCCAAGTGATAGTAAGTTCTTTATTGCTAAAAAGGGTGTATTTAATAAGAATCCAAAAATTTATAAAACAAATGCAGAAATTGATAATGATCTAAGTGGTGACCTCGCGGCTAAATTTAAAGTAGCCCTTGC